CTCAAGGCGAAATTTTCTATGATCCATCCACTGGTGCTCTTAGAGTTTCAGATGGAACTACTGCTGGTGGTAGAGCAGTAGAATTGGCAGAAGCATCATCTTCAATTCCAGTAACGAATCAATACTTCGTTGATCCTGCTCGTACCGATACTTACACTTCAACTGGTACAATCTTAACACCATTTAAGACAATTACTGCAGCACAAACTGCCATTGAAGCTGCAATTACTGCAGGTACTATTACTCCTGCAGAATCAAACCCAGTTTATATTATTCTAACTGGTAACATTACTGAGAATATCACGATGAGTCGTGGGCACGTATTCTTAGTTGGATTTAATAGTACAATCCATGCCCCAATTTACTTTAATGGCACAATCACAGTTAGCGGTAGTGCTACTGGTACTGGTGCTATTGATTCCAACCACTTTAGTATTCAAGGTCTTGCTATTTCTGCACCAACACAAAAGGCTGGTATTCACTTTACTGGGGCTAATGCTCAGCGTTTGTTCGTTAAAGACTTGTGGTTGACTGCTCGTGGTAATAGAACTGGAGATACTCCATTAACAGATGCTGGCGGATATGGTATCTACGCTGACTGTACTGGTTATCGTGCTAGTCCATTAAGTAACTCAGTTATTCATGGTAGTGATATTAAAGTAAGTCACACTGGTACAGGTGACGTTTACTGCTTTAAGATTGGACAACAAGCAGTTGCCGCAACTGTATCAGCAGACTTTGCTAACGTTGAAACAAGCGGTGCTACTCAAGTAGGTGCAGTAACTTCAGGATGCTTGTTAGCATTTACTGGTAGTGAGCTAGATGCTAACGGAGAAGTATGCTTAGAGTCATATGGTACTGGTGTTCTATCGGTTGCTAACAGTTCAATCACTAATGCTGCAACAGGTGAAAGTTATGGTGTTTGGTTACACACATCAGGCGGTGCTGCTTTAATTACTAATACTATTATTGATGTTGAAAGTAGCAATAGTGCTAGTCGTATGGTTAAAGGTGTTGCTGGAACTGCATTATTCTACAAGAACGTGATGATTGGTCGTGCTACAACAACACCATTCGCTGAACACAATAAGAAGATCGATAGTGCAGTAACTGCTGTTGCAATTACAACTGATTCGTTTACTTCAGTCTAAGGTTACTAACCTTACAAAGAAACCACCTTCGGGTGGTTTTTTCATTTAATACTTGCTTTGCAAGAATGTTTGGGGTATAATAGATACTCTACATGGGGACATATGCTTTATATTGACACAAAATTTGCAGGTTACGTTGGTACAAGGCTGCGTAACTTTAAGAAAAAGAAAGACTATCTTTGGAACTACTCTTGCCCAGTTTGTGGTGATAGTTCCAAAAATAAGATCAAGGCACGTGGATATATCTACAGGGCAAAGGCTGATCTTTTTTGCAAGTGCCACAACTGCGGTTATAGCACAAATCTTGGTAATCTTATCAAGTATGTAGACACAAAACTTTATGATGAATATGTACTGGAACGCTACAAAGCTGGCGCATCTAAGTATAGTGATCACAAAGAGGTTGAACCCTTACTCCCAAAGACAGAATCAGTTCTACTAGAAGATGACATCTTAAGTCCATTAAAACGACTTGTTCATCTAGATGAAACTCATCCTGCAGTTCAATACGTTATTAGTCGAAAGATACCCAAGCAACATTGGAATCTTTTGTACTTTGCTCCTAAATTCAAAAAGTTTGTTAACTCTGTCAATCCAAAGTTTCAAGAACCTATTGTTGACGAACATCCACGCATGATTATACCCATGTTTACTCCAGCTGGAAAGTGTTTTGCTTTTCAAGGTAGAGCATACGGAGATGAAGAGCCTAAGTATTATACTATTAAGGTAGATGAGACTCAAGAAAAGATATTTGGTTTAGAACGTGTAGATTATAGCAAAAGAATTTACATCGTTGAAGGACCGATTGATTCTCTCTTTCTACCAAACTCACTGGCTGTATCTGGCGCAAGTTTTGATACTCCAACTATTCGTCAATTGCTGACGAATGCCACCATTGTCATGGACAATGAACCAAGAAATAAAGAAATTGTAAAACAAATGGGTAAGTACATTGAAGCTGGCTTCAGCGTTTGTATGTATCCCGATAGTGTTGTGGAAAAAGATATTAATGATATGATACTTTCTGGTAGGTCTCAAAGAGAAATTATAGAACTAATAAATACGAATACCTTTACTGGTATGGAAGCAACTCTGCGATATTCAACATGGAGAAAAGTATGAAAGTTAGGATGATTAGTTATAGTAAACCCTCTCGTGAGATGTATGACGAAGGGTTGATGGATGTGCAAGAGTTAATTGCTTTCTGTGCTCGTGTATCGAATCCAAGCAATCAGTTTAATACTGAGACCTCGGAAAAGCTCATCAAGTATTTGATAAATAACCAACACTGGTCACCACTAGAAATGGTAAGTGCATGTCTTGAGATTGAAACAACTCGAGACATTGCTCGCCAAATTCTACGTCATCGTTCTTTTGCATTCCAAGAATTCTCACAGCGTTACGCAGATCCAACTAAGGATCTACATTTTGAAGTACGTGAGGCGAGATTCCAAGATACAAAGAATCGTCAAAACAGTGTTGAGATTGATAATACTGATGACGCCCAAAGGTTGCTTGCTATTGAATGGGAACGTGCACAGAAACGTGTAATCTATGCTGCTGAAAGAGAGTACAAATGGGCAATTGCCAATGGCATTGCTAAAGAACAAGCTCGTGCTGTATTGCCAGAAGGTTTGACTGCATCACGTATGTATATGAATGGTACTCTACGTTCTTGGATCCACTTTATTCAGGTTCGCTCTGGTAATGGCACACAAAAGGAAAACATTTTAATTGCACGTGAGTGCGCAAAAGTAATCTCGGAGATCTTCCCAATGGTTGAAGGTCTAGTATCAAAATAATAAAAAGGTAATACGTATGACAGATGTTGTTCATGGGATTAATGTAGACTATAGTAGGGATAGTCTGTTTGATGAGTTGGGTAAGATTAGACTAAAAGAAAGTTACATGAGAGATGGAGAAGTATCTCCGCAAGAAAGGTTTGCGTATGTTTCAAAAGCATTCGGAAGTAATCCTGAACACGCTCAGCGCCTTTACGATTACTCCTCTAATCATTGGCTTAGTTATAGTACTCCAATTCTTTCTTTTGGTCGTAGTAAGCGTGGTTTACCCATTTCTTGCTTTCTTAACTATATTGAAGACACAGCGGAGGGACTAGTTGATAACCTTTCTGAAACTAATTGGCTTAGCATGCTTGGTGGCGGTGTCGGTATTGGGTTCGGTATCCGCAGTGCTGACGACAAATCAACAGGAGTCATGCCGCACCTTAAGATGTATGATGCGTCAAGCCTCGCCTACCGTCAAGGTAGGACTCGTCGCGGTAGTTACGCTGCATATCTTGATATATCTCATCCTGATATCATTAATTTTCTAGAGATGCGCAAACCTACTGGTGATCAGAACATGCGTACCTTAAACATGCACCATGGCATTAACATTCCTGATGCATTTATGCAGTTGATTGAGAATGCAATGTTGGATCCAGAAGCAGATGATTCGTGGCAGTTAGTAGATCCTGCATCAAATGAAATTCGTGAAACTGTTTCTGCTAAAGAACTGTGGCAACGTATTCTTGAAATGCGTATGATGACTGGTGAGCCATACCTACACTTTATTGATGAATCAAATCGTAAACTACCTCAACACTTGAAAGATCTTGGTCTAAAGGTTCACCAATCAAATCTTTGTTCTGAAATTATTTTACCAACGAATGAAAAGCGCACTGCAGTTTGCTGCTTGTCATCTCTAAATTTAGAGTATTATGATAACTGGAAAACCCATCCTACTTTCCTTGCTGATATTGCAGAAATGCTTGACAATGTTCTTCAGTATTTTATTGATCATGCGCCTTCCACAATCAAACGTGCAAAATATTCCGCAATGCGTGAGCGAAGCATCGGCATCGGTGCGCTGGGTTGGCATGCCTACCTGCAAAAGAGTAACCTCCCATGGGAATCTTCACTAGCAGTAGGTAAGAATAAACAAATCTTTAAAACTATTAGAGAGAAATTGGATGAAGCGAATAAGAAATTGGGATTGGAAAGAGGTGAAGCACCTGATGCTGTGGGTACTGGGAATCGTTTTAGTCATCTTATGGCTATTGCTCCCAATGCTTCTTCTTCCATTCTCATGGGCAATACTAGTCCTAGTATTGAACCTTATCGTGCCAATGCTTATCGCCAAGACACTCTATCGGGTTCTCACCTAAATAAGAATCGTTTTCTTGATAAGGTTATCAAGACTCACTTGTCTCCTGATGGTTCTCCATTAACACCAAAGGGTGACGATGAGTATCAACAAATCTGGAGTAGTATTATTGCCAATGATGGATCTGTTCAACATATTGATTGGATGGATGATTGGACTAAAGATGTGTATAAAACATCAATGGAAATTGACCAACGTTGGGTTGTACAACATGCATCTGATCGTCAAGAGTACATTGATCAAGCGCAATCGTTGAACGTATTCTTCCGTCCAGATAGTCATATCAAATATATCCATGCTGTGCATTTTCAAGCATGGAAGCAGGGTTTGAAGACTATGTACTACTGTCGTTCTGATAAGATCGCAAAAGCAGACAAAGTGTCTAAACGAATTGAACGAGAAGTTATTAAAGAGATCGATCTTCAAGCATTAGCTGAAGGTAATGAATGTTTAGCATGTGAAGGTTGACCATGGACGCATACGATATCGCTGATAAAATTAAAAAATATTGGGCAGCATTATATCCTAAAAATAGTGGTGAACTAATTAAACCACGATCTACTATTAGAGTATGCGTTTATATCCCAGAAGAAGGATTTAAGGATGTCGTTGGCGTCAGAATATTCGACGACTTTATAGAGTTAAAATTGGAAGAAGACAAATGATTAAAAAAATAGCAAGCAGACTTACAGACGAAAGAACGCACTTTAAGCCATTCAATTATCCATGGGCATATGACGCATGGCTAAAACACGAGCAAGCGCACTGGCTTCATACAGAAGTACCTATGGCTGAGGACGTTAAGCAATGGAAAAAGAGTTTGACGCAACAGGAAAAGACATTCCTGACCAATATCTTTCGTTTCTTTACACAGGGTGACATTGACGTTGCTGGTGGATATGTTAACAACTATCTGCCGTATTTCCCTCAGCCTGAGATTCGTATGATGTTGATGGGCTTTGCTGCACGTGAAGCCTTACACATTGCTGCATATTCTCATCTAATTGAAACGTTGGGGTTACCTGAGGTTACATACAGCCAGTTTATGGAATACCAAGAGATGAAAGACAAGCATGACTACGTGCTTGATATTTCTTCTAAGAATGGCACCATTGAATCTACTGCTACCCACATTGCGGTGTTCTCTGCATTCACTGAAGGTATGCAACTGTTTAGCTCATTCATTATGTTGCTAAACTTTCCACGTCATGGTCTCATGAAGGGTATGGGTCAAATCGTTACTTGGTCTATCGTTGACGAAACTATGCACTCTGAGAACATGATGCGCTTATTCAAAGAGTATGTAAAAGAAAATCCAGAAATCTGGAATGACGAACTAAAGGGTAAGATATATACAATTGCTGAAAAGATGGTTGAACTTGAAGACAAGTTTATTGACTTGGCATTTGCTGAGGGTGATATGAGAGAACTAACTTCTGAAGAAGTTAAAAAATACATTCGCTACATTGCTGATCGTAGACTTATCGGTCTTGGTATGAAGGGTATCTTTAAAGTAAAGAGAAATCCATTGCCATGGGTCGAAGAAATGATTAATGCCCCAGTGCATGGCAACTTCTTTGAGAACCGTGTTACTGACTATGCAAAGGGTGCTCTATCTGGTACATGGAATGATGTATGGGGCAAGGCTGCATAATGCTAGATAGATTAATCGAGCAGTACAAAGAAATGCATGAAGGTGATTCTGTTTTTCCAGGTGACTCATTATCTCAGCATGGTGCAAGCATTAAACAGATAATTGATATCTCTGACTCGAAAACACTATTAGACTTTGGCTGCGGTAAGGGATATCAATATACAAAGATGAACCTACATAAAGAATATTTCAACAATATAATGCCATCCCTTTATGATCCAGGAACTAAATACAGTGATTTCCCTGAGGGGATGTTTGACGGAGTTATCTGCACCGACGTTCTCGAACACATCGAAGAAGAGGATCTTGATGAAGTTCTGGGGCAAATTTTTAGTAAAGCGAACAAGTTTGTTTATCTTGGCGTGTGTACTATTCCAGCACTAGCCATATTACCTGATGGAAGAAATGCTCACGTTACAATTAAACCATTTCAATGGTGGTTAGATAAAGTTTTACCATTCTCTAAAACTGCAACACAACTGTACTGTTACGGTGATGCTAAGTGTGTTGCTCGTATGGAAAACAATAATATCTATTTTAGGAAAGAACGCTAATGACAACAAAGATTTTTGAATGTGAATCGTGCGGGAATGAAGGTAAGATAGTGGTAAAAGGAACTGATGTTCAGTTACAAGACATTGTCTATTGCCCTGTATGCTCTGCTGATATCTACGAAGACGAGGAGTTCGACGAAGAAGAATAAATAGTCCACTATGTGGACATTTAAAAACTCTATTGTTGAAAAGTTACCCGAAGACTGCGTTGGCTTTGTTTACTTAATTGTGAACAAAGCCAACAGTCGTATGTATATCGGGAAGAAATTGGCGAAGTTTTCTAAAACTTCCACGAAGACTGTCACACTGAAAAACGGCACTAAAAAGAAGAAGAAAATAAAATCTAAAATAGATTCTGACTGG